TTGCCGCCAGCGTCCAGTGCTTTACTGATTACCAATACCTATAGACTGATATAGGAAGCCCCGAATCAAACCCCCAATACCATCCAGCGGCCTTAATACTAATTGGTGGCCTTAATACATATCAGTGGGTGCTCTTTTGGAACTTACGATTCCAGAATGGAACGGACTCACAACCCGCATACGTAAGCCATTCTAACTGCCGTAAATACATGTATGAGGAAGTCACAGCTGGATTTTGCCTGACCTCGGAACCCATCAACGGTGCGGGCTTCAGCGATAGTGACCACTAGCTACTTGCTTGTTGCAAACAAGTAATTGCCTGCCTGCGTTGGGCCGGGGGGGAGGGGGTTGCGCGCGCCGATTTCCTCCGGTTCCCACTCTCCCTTACTAAAGCGAAAACGCTGAAACCCACGTGGCTGTATGTCTGAGACGGCGTTAGCCTGTTCGGAGCCAAAGGCTCTGTAACTGAATTGGGGTGTTTTTCGGAGGGGTTGCGGGGTTAGTCAGATATGTATACTATGGCGACACTTACTTGTTTGGAACAAGTGTTTTGTCCCTAGAAGACAAGTGTGCTGAGAGAAAGGAAGTCAATGTCCGTAAGCGTGGCAGGGAGGATGCTCGCCGCGAGAAAAGGGAATTGTCTAAGCTATCTAGGGAGGAGCAACGTCATCGGTTGTCTCTTCTGCGCACTGAGTTTCTGACTCACTCATCTTTAGATCGCTTTGTGGAAAAGCTGTTTGCCATGGCCTTGGATGACGAACACTCAGGCCAAGCCGTTGCCATTAAGATCATCTCCGAAAGAATCCTCCCTATTCAGTCTTTTACTGCTGAATCCAAGAAGTCTTCTGCGGTCAATATAAACATCACAGGATTGAAGGTCGATGTGGAGCCGGAGAAGGATGTTAGCGAGCCGGTGTCGATCCAGTGAGTGATCTCAACTTACAGCTCTTGCCTTGGCAGGAAGAAGTGATGCAGGATGCCTCCCGCTTCAAGATCGTTGCCGCTGGTAGACGAACTGGGAAATCCCATCTAGCCGCTATTTCTCTCATCTTATCTGCCCTTGATGGTCGGGATGGCAAGGTCTATTACGTTGCCCCCACCCAAGGACAGGCTCGTGACGTAATCTGGCACACCATCTTTGATATCGCCAATGACATCATTGAGCGAAGTCACATCAACAACCTTGAAATCACCCTAAGTGGCGGCAACACCATCTATTTGAAGGGCGCTGATAGACCGGATTCCCTGCGTGGTGTGAGCCTTAAGCACCTCGTTCTCGACGAATATGCGTTTATGAAGCCGGATGTGTTTGAGTCCATCTTAAGACCGGCCCTCGCAGATAGGAAAGGCTCCCTAATCGCCATCGGAACACCAGAGGGAAGAAACCACTTCTACGATATGTTCCAAGGGGCCAGTGGCTGGGATGATTGGAACCAGTTCCACTACACCTCTTTTGATAATCCTCTTGTAGACAAGGCTGAAATCGAACACGCGCGGTCCACTCTTCCGGCATGGGCCTTCCAGCAGGAGTTTCTCGCCAGTTTCGACGCCAGAACAGGCGGGATTTTCGACACTGACAACTTCATTTACCACGATGAGGTAAAAGATTCCGGCGATTACTACATATCCATTGACCTTGCTGGATTCAAGGCCCAAGGGCAGAGGAAGGCCAAGAAGCGGGACAACAGCGCTATCGCCGTAACAAAGGTGGCCCCCTCTGGAAAGTGGTACGTCGAGGACATTGTATACGGGCAATGGTCTCTAGATGAGACCTGTCAGAAGATCTTTGACGCTGTGGAGAAGTACCGACCCCTGAAGATTGGCATGGAGCGGGGTATTGCACAGCAAGCCGTGATGTCCCCCCTTGGGGATTTGATGAGACGTAGGGGGAGGCTGTTCCATGTGGAGCTATTGACGCATGGCAACCAGAAAAAAGAGGATCGGATTGCGTGGGCTTTGGAGGGTAGGTTTGCCAACCAGATGATCTCCCTCAAAAACGCCGCGTGGAACGAGCGGTTTATTGATGAGGCGGCTAACTTCCCTTCTACACTTGTCCATGATGACCTGATTGACGCGCTCGCATACGCCGACCAGATAGCGCAGATCGCCTACCTAGACGGTATTGAGCTGGCAGATGACTTTGAGCCTATTGATGCTGTGGCGGGGTTTTGAATGGCTATGGATTTATTTGAAGAAGCAGTAGACACAAGGCGTTGCATGGAGTGCGATGTAATCAAGCCTGCTGATGATTTCTATAAGCACAAAAGCGGCGCGATCCGTCACGAATGCAAATCCTGCATGAATGCCAAGGCTAGGGCGCGCCATAAGCGGAACGCCAAAGACCCAGAGTACAGGCGGGATAAGTATCTAAAGCGGTATGGAATCACTCACGACGATTACAAGAAGATGCTGGCCGCTCAAGGCGGTGTATGCGCTATCTGTAAGGGTGAGGAGACTAAGCGGTGGACGCATTTTAGCGTTGATCACAATCACGAGACAGGGGAAGTCAGGGGCTTGCTATGCCATACCTGTAACACAGGGCTGGGTCAGTTTCAGGACTCACCGGAGATGTTAGCAGAGGCGGCAAACTATCTCCGGTTAAGAGGATATTTTGGTGAGTGACGATTTAGAGCATATTGGCGTTGACGCGGGGCTGGCCGAGTGGATGGAAGGCGTCTTGCAGGAGTGGCGGTGGCACTATGAAGCTAATTACGCCGACAAACATCAGGAATTCTACCGGCTCTGGAGAGGGATTTACGCCGAACAGGATAAGACTCGCCAATCTGAGCGTTCTAAGATTATTGCGCCAGCACTACAGCAGGCTGTGGAGTCCGCTGTAGCTGAGATTGAGACGGCATCCTTCTCTCAAGGCTTCATGTTTGACATTGAAGATCATGACCAGACACAACCAACGCCCCCTCAAGGCCAACAGCCTCAGATGCAGACCCCAGATGCTTTGCAGGGGGCGGCGGTTGCTCCATCAGATGCCCCTATTATCCGTGATCAACTTCATAAAGACATGGATAGGGCTAATTACAGGGCCGCAATAGGCGAGATCCTTATCAATTCTGCTGTTTTTGGCACAGGAATTGGTGAGTTGATGATTGAAGATTCAACAGAGTACATTCCTGCTACTCAACCCCTTAATGAAGCTAGTGGGGCGTCTCTGGTTGAGTACGGAGTAGAGGAAAGAACCCGTCCTATTATTAAGCTAAACCCTGTTCAGCCTAAAAACCTACTGGTTGACCCCAATGCAACGTGTGTATCTAGTGCAATGGGTGTCTGTGTAGAGGAGTTTGTGGGGCTACATGCTATTGAGCGACTTCAAGAGCAAGGGGTCTACCGCAGTATAGACATTGGCACAGACCCATCATGCGATGAGATTGATGCTGACCCTGAAAATGTTGTTCAGCCCCATCATAAAGTAAGAGTTCAGCGGTACTACGGGTTAGTGCCTACTGACTTACTTAAAGATGAAGGCGTTGACTCTGAATTGCTGGAAGATGGCAAGTACACAGAGGCCGTTGTTGTTGTTGGCAATGGCAAGATCCTCAAAGCTCAATCAAATCCCTATATGTGCAAGGATCGGCCTATTTGCGCCTTTCCTTGGGACGTAGTACCCAGCCGTTTCTGGGGTCGTGGGGTATGTGAGAAGGGCTATATGTCTCAGAAGGCTTTAGACGCTGAAATGAGAGCGCGCATTGACGCACTAGCCTTGACTACACACCCAATGATGGCGGTGGACGCAACCAGAATCCCAAGAGGGGACAAGTTTGAGGTCAAACCGGGGAAGATGCTGTTGACCAACGGCGCTCCTCAAGAGGCAATCATGCCATTTAAGTTTGGTCAGGTAGATCAGATCAGTTTTAACCAAGCCCAGAACCTACAGATGATGGTTCAGCAGGCTACAGGGGCAATGGACTCCGCTGAGATGGCTAAGGGGCCGTCATCAGACACTACTGCCGCTGGTATTAGCATGAGCATGGGCGCTGTTATGAAGCGTCAACGCCGAACACTGGTCAACTTCCAAGAATCCTTTTTTAAGCCTCTAATCAAGAAGACTGCTTGGCGTTACATGCAGTTTGATCCAGAGAAATACCCATCAAAGGACTATCACTTCTCTGTTGTCAGCTCATTGGGCGTAATTGCTAGGGAGTATGAGGTAGGTCAGCTAGCTCAGATTCTTCAGGTAGTCCCACCAGAAGCTCCGCTACACAATATGTTGATTAAGGCCATCATTGAACACATGAACGTCACTAGCAAAGAGAAGCTATTGGCGCAGATTGATCAAATGAACCAGCCCAACCCACAGGCTCAAGCCATGCAGGAGCAACAGGCTCAACTGGCGGCGGCATTGCAACAAGCTCAATCAGCAGTACTTAATGCACAGGCCGCTGAAGCTCAATCGCGGGCTATGAAGTATCAGATGGAAACTCAGATCATGCCGCGTGAGGCATTGCTTAAGTACACTGATGTCGACAAGGACGGCAAGGTTGATGATGACTTTGAGAAGAAGATTCGCCTAGCTCAGATGCTTATGGAGGAAGAGAAGTTCAACCTTGAAGCAGAAGAACGCCGTGCGGCTATGCAAAACGCAGAATCAGAGCAAAACGCGCTTCGTCAAATGCTGGGACAGCAAGCCCCACAACCTAATGGAGAGCCTCCAATTCAATGAATGCCCCTGTTAAACCTCAAGGGCTTGGCCTAGCTTCTATTATTGCGGTAATACGCAAGGAGATTGAGCAGGCTAAAACTGAGGGGCCACAGGGAGCAGATGGCAAAGAGGGCGCCAAAGGTGAGCGCGGTGCAAAAGGTGACACTGGCCCTCAAGGAAAGGTTGGCCCTAAAGGTGGGAACGGCAAGCAAGGCAAGGCCGGTAAGGATGGTAAAGACGGCAAGGATGGTGAGGACGGCGTTGGCATAAAAGAAATTCATCAGGATGGCGATGACACCATTGTTATCACAATGACTGATGGTGAGGTCTATGAGCTTGAAATGCCAAAGGGTGAAGGCACGGAGGTTCGCTATCACTCTTCAGGTGGCGGCGGCTCTAGTGGCACTGTTGATCTAGCCCCTTATGTATTGCGCCCAACTTCTAGGATGTCAGGCTGGCTGGCTTATCGTGAAGACGGTAGTAAGGGCGAGTGGACGCCTATAACTACTGACCTTGTCGCTGTTAACCCAAATCAGTTTAGGGATGCCAAAGGTAGGTTTGCGCCAACACCTAAAGAGCTTGAGGGCATTGATAACCAGCGCGATGTTAATGAATTCTTGTATGGGAAGATACAAGAGGTAGGCGGCGAGCATGAAGACTTTGCTACTCAGGAGTCTCTGGCTAATGAAGCGGAGATGCGCCGCA